TTGAGGACCCTGCGTTGTTGGCCACCCAAATTGATTTGACAATGGCTGTGGTGGCTTCTGGAACCGTTAAAACCACTTTTGGCGTAGCTGCTACCAGTGTCTCGTTATAGCGTTTGTATGCGTTTCCCATTATTTTCCAAAGAACCAGGCTTGCGCTTGATCCTTGTCCTCCGTGACAATAGGTGTGTAGGTGTTGTTGAGTTGCAAAACAATTTGCTCAAGCGAACGCACCAGTTGGTTGAACTGCTGCGGGTCGTAACCCGATTGGGTCGCGTTGGGCAGACGGACGTTGGTGATCTTGCTCATCGCAGGCCGTCCGGCTGAATATCAACACGCATCGTGCCAAACCGCCAAAAGTTATCCAGCTCGCTGCTCTCAATCCGCAGTTGAACCTGCCGTCCGCGTGCCCGCGTGCTGACAAATTGCGTAGTTGGTGTGATCACGTAGGGGTCCAAAGAGCTTGGTACTGCAGTAGCCTGGGGGTAGGGACGCAGCCGCAACGCAACCGTGAGGTTACCAACCTGACGTTTAAAGTCAGGGATAAACTTCTGCATCAGCAGCATCTGATCCCCGTCACCAAGGTCAAAATAGCCGGAATATATGTAGGCATCAATTGCCACACCGTTGGCGTCCACACCGTCCTCTTGGTTGTACAAGTTGCTGCGGCCCGCTGTGAGGCCATAAATTGTGGTGAGGGTGGTTCCAGTGTCCGTCGGGCCATACTCCGTGGCCAAAGGCTTTTCAAACGTGCCAATGTCGGTCCAGGCCGTGCGGGACATGCTGCCCACTGACCAGACGTTTTCCATGTAGTTGTACGTCACAAAGCGGTTGACGTAATCACTGCTCAATGACGGATAGAACCACGTCACCTCGTTGAACTGAGTGTTAATACCCACGTTCACGGCAGTGGCCTGTGCAATGTTCAAGTCTTCAAAAACGTAGTCCTGCACAGTGCAAGGAATCTTCTTGACCGTACCATCAAACACGAAGAACGCGTCCTTGCTCATCCAGTAGGCCACGCCGTTGACGTCAGCCGATGCGTGGGGCGCGATGATGCCGCAGTTGGCCCCCAGCTGTTGGAAGCCAAAGGTGTAGGGCGGACCGAGGAACTGTTGACCATGGATGGATGTGTCTGTCCAAATCAAAATCTGACCACGTGAGCGCAGCGCCGAGATAATCTCATTACCGTCCGTGAGCCGTTGTCCGCCGGCCGTGTTGGTCGCTGTGGCCACAAAGTCGTTAATGTCCTCTTGCGCAGAAAAGCGCACGAACATCGGGTCTTGGGTTGTGGGGTCCCCCAATGTGGACTCCGTGCCAAAGCACACCAAGTGCCTGTCCGGTGTGGACACCAGCGCATACTTGGATTTGGTGGGCGCGCCTGCAATGGCCGTGGCCCGCGTTCCAAGGCCCGAACTTGGATTCCACTCGTAGATGCCACCATCAACAGCTTGCAAGATGAGAAGCTGGCCAAAGTTGTCAAACTGCCAGACCCTGGCAAGCAGAGTCAAAGCAGAAGAAGCAGGACGGGGCGTGCCCCAAGTGCTCAAGCCCCAAGTGCCAGTGCCCCAGCCAAAGTCAACAAAGCTGATGTCGCTTCCGACGTTGATCTGGTAGGTCGCTGTGGCCGCACCGGCCGTCGCTGCCGTGGAGGTCGCCGAGGTTGGGGAGACGATAGTGTATGTGCCACTGGTCAATACCTCTTGAATCTCAAACTCGTTTGTAAGGCTGGCATTGGTAATACCCCCTGGGTTGCCCGAGACGGCGCTAAAGGTAACAAAGTCTCCTTCAATTGCCCCGTGGGCCGCGTCATTGACAACTACCGTGGTGCTGCCGTTGGTGGTGGTAAAGGTACATGCCCCAGAGGCCCGAATGGGAGTGATGTCGGCCCACGCGCCCCCGTAGAAACCATAGACCTTGCGGTTTGTTCCGAGGGCCGCGTAGGGCGTCCCATCCAAGGCGTTCCAAGTAAATATCTCGCTGGCCGAGCCAACAAAGTTGATCAAGGTGTTGCCAAACTCCGTCCATCCGCCCATCTTCTCTGGCAGGCCGTAACGAAAGCGCACATAGTCAGCGTCCACCCAGCCGCCTTCAGCGCCGTATTCGGTGTTCTGCTTGTCAATGCCGGGCTTAAGAAACAGTCGAAGAAGTGCCATTACCTAAATCCTGCGGTTTTCTTTGCTATCTTCTTTGGTTGAGCTACAAACTGCTTTCCTGCTGCCTTGCCTTTGCGCTTGGCCTTGGTCGTGGCAGCATATTCAGCAGGGGACAAGGACTTGATAGCTGCTTCAGGAAGATACCGCTCACCCGTTTTTGACGAAGGCTTCCCCGACTTAGTGCGCCACTTCTGATCGCCCCAATCTTTTAGAGATTTTTGAGGGGCTTTCAATCTTTGTATCCCCCGCCAGCTTTTTTATAGCGCTGCGCTACCATCTGTGCTTTTCTGGCGCTCCATTGTCCAGCGCCAGTGCCTGCTGTTGCCTCGGCTTTTACAGCGTTAAAAATACGTTTGCGTAACTCGGGCTTGGTGTAGTTGCCCGCAGCATTGACCGTGGACTTTGCTTCGCCGCCTGCCTTAAATGAAGCGGTTTTAGCCGCATTGGCAAAGTCAGATTTTTTTGGCGCACCCTTGGTACCTACACTGCGCATCCTTTCTCCTGATCCAGAGGCAATGCGTTTTTTCTTTGCGGCGATGTTGGCATACAAACCGCCGCCTGCACTTTTCTTTACTGGGGTTTTCATATCAGCCTACATTTCTTTCAAAGTGAGGGCAGTCCACCAGGGATTTAAAGTTGCCGCCCCAACGGTTTTTAGGATGCAGAGTCTCCCAATACGCACCCAGCGGCGCAAGGATTACTTTGTCCCAAATGATTTTTCCGTCCTTGAAGAAGTTCAAGTCTATGGCGCAGCGCTTTAGATGGATGGAATTCATTGTCTTGGAACGCCCCGTCTTGAAATAGATTGCTTGCTGTTCGGGGGTACGGGCAAGTTCCCCGCCGGTAACCACGAATCCTTGGTCTGTAGCGTACTGGATTAGCTTACACGTGTCCAGCAAAAACGCAGCTTGTTCGGTGCTTAAACTCATTTTCTGCCTTTCATTTCGGCTAATTTCTCAATGGTTCTGCCGCCAAAGTAAGCACCCATTATCAGCATACCCCACTGCCCAAGCAATTGGACGTAAGACTCATTGGCGTTTAAACCAAAGGCGCTCATCATGGCAAACAAGAAGTAACCAAAGAAAATGGCAATCAAACTCATGGGGCGGATGTTCTTGGACAACCAAGAATCACTGTTCATATCTGACTGCCAGCGGTCTGTGACGTTGTTGTCTTCATTCTTGGCGGCATCAGCAAACAGTTGCAGTTCAGCCAACTCCATCTTGGCCTTCTCAATACCAAGCTCAAGCAAGCGCTCTTCATGTTCAAACTGAAGCTGGCGCAGATTACTGACATCTTCAGGTGTCGGGTCGTCAGGTATCTTTACGCCCAAAGTCTTTTCAACAACCTCCTTGCCTTTGGCTTGGATGGCGCTGGAAAGCAGTGTCAGCCCATTTTGGGCAAGACTACCGAGGAGGGAGGCGACTATTGGAATCATTTATCTTCCTTTTTAAATGTAGGCTTCATTCCTGCCCTGTCTTCCAAAATGGCAATGTGCAGGCGGTTGACCTGAATATCATCCCTGTTCTTTTGGATTTCTTTTTCCAAGTCTTGCCGCAACTTTTCCCTTGCCAACTCAGCGCCTGTGTTGCTGGCCTGCTTATTGTCCGAGGTCACCACCAAACTAATTTTGCTATTGAGAATGGTGACTTCGTGCGACAGATTAGATAGCGCCGACATGAGGTAAACCACGCAAGAAAACAATAAAGGTAATAGCGCAAACGTGATCTTTTCAACCAAAGCACCTTTGCTTTCCATCGCTTGAATTTTTTCTTCACTCATTTTTCTTCCTTACGTTTCTGTTGCTCAACTTCTCTGCGTAATTTTTCCATCTTTTCAATCTGCTGTTTGGCCTCATGCTTTGTTTGCAGCACATCCATGTACAGCATTCCAATCAGCGGCAGCAGCACAACTACAAGCAAACAAGCGGCAATCCAACCCATCACTAACTCCCAGTCCTGTTTAAGAGGGCTAGGAGGAGCCACATATACAGGAGGAAAAGCATAGTCGCTAGCAGGTACGCTTGCCTTTCGTTTAAAAGACGTTGCCTTTCCTTGCGTTGCCATGAGTCGTCATCCCGTTTCTTCCTTGCTTTATCCTGCTCTGCCTTGATTACATCCCGCATTTCAAAGACCTTGCTATACAAAGCCCCCATCTCTTTAGGAGCGCCGTACACCATCGCCTCTCTTATCTCCACTTCCAACGCTGCCATCTGGTCTTGAGCCATTACCCGCTTCAGGGCGGCTTCCATCAGGTTAGCATCGGGGTCATAAACCGTTTTGCTCTTCTCTTCCTCTTCCCTTATGTGGTCGGCAAGTTGTTCTTGCAGTTTGAAGAAAGTCGAAAGCTGGACAACGATGTCTGCCATAACTTGGGTTTCGTCAACGGCAACGTAGGCTTCCTTCTTTTTCGCCACAGACTTGGCTTGAGCGGTGGGCGCTGTTCCGAAGAGCTTTGCCCAGAATCCTCTGACTGCTTTGACATCTGAAGCAACTTCATCAACAGTCTTCTTGATCTCCATGAAAGACGTTTTAGCGTCTTTGTACAGCTTGCACCCCTGCTTGATAGCAGCGACACAGGCATTGGCGGCAAAGAGGATGCTGAGAGGGTCCACATGCGAACGCTCATTTACATGGTGAAGCCAGAGGCCGCTGGGATGGTTGTGACTTGGATAGAGGTGCTCTTCTTGAGGTCAAGAGGCATATTGCAATCGGAGCAGGTGTCCGCCTCGAGCTCACTCTCGTCCAGGTCGTAGCCACAGCTTGCGCACACGATTTCAATTTCGTGTGCGGGCTCTATGACACCACTAGGCAGCGTCGTCGGAAGTCTGAATAGTTTCATTTTGTTTCTTCGCTTCCTTTTGGATAGCCTCTATGACCTGAAAGACTTCGGTGTATGGGCGTGTTCCAAGGTATTGCAGGATGGCATTTACCAAGTTGGTTGAGAGAGTGATTTTTTCCATTACCAAGGTACTCCTGTTGCGGTTGTTGGGTTTTTCTTTGATTCAATCTGTGAGGCCAATGAAGCCTCAATTACTTCTTCGCCTAGCTTGTCTTTTACCCACTCAATGACTTGAGCCTTGGTCAAAGATGCGTAGGGGGTTGTTGGCGTACTAGCTTCAAAGCTGACAGTGCCGTAGGTGGATGCAGAGAATTCACCATCTACTTTTGTGACGTTGTAATGCACTGTGTAAACAAATCCGTCAGAGGTGTTGCGGTCAAGTTGATTGATTGAGTAGGTCGTGGTCATGGTTTTTCCTTAGTTAAAAATTAGCCGCATCAAGACGAGCGGTAAGTTGGGTGATAAGTGCTTGCTGTTCTTGGATG